CCCAAACCCGATAAGTTATCAAGAAATAAAAACATGGAAGGAGCTTACAGATACACCATTGTCTTCTTGGGAAATAGAAGCAATAAAACGTGTTGATGTAGTCTTTATGGGTACGATGAATGGCTGATGATATTAAACTTGTTGTAGACTCTAGTGATCTTCAAAGGGCTGTAGATTTCCTTGACAAGATGGGCATTCAAACTGCAAAGCTATCTACTAAAACTCAGACCTTACAACAAAAGTTTAATAAGTATACCTCAGAAGTTGACAGATTATCTAAGAAATATAAGCCCCTATACGCTGCGTCTAAACAATATGAGAGCGCCCTTGAAGAAATAAATAGGGCGCAAAAATTAGGCGTTTTAACAGATAAACAGAGGTCAACAACCATTGAGGAGCTAAATAGAGACTTTCAACAAGGCTCTGGTATTTTTACTCAACACGCCAACATGATGACTAAGGGTATGAACAGGGCTGGGGTTGCAATGCAGCAAACTGGTTATCAGGTTGGAGACTTCTTGGTTCAAGTTCAGTCTGGAACGAACCCAATGGTTGCATTTGGTCAACAAGCTACTCAATTAGTAGGTGTATTATATCTATTACCACCAGCAACTATGGCAGCAAAAGTAAGTATGCTAGGGCTTCAAGTTTCAATGGCCGCACTTGTAGCTACGTTAGGAATTGCAATACCTCTACTGACAGCTATAGGGGCTTATCTATTAAGAGCTAAACAAAGTGCTAAAGAAGCAGAATCTCCTGTGATGACACTCAAAGATGCTATGAAAGATTTAGGGGATAAAACTAAAACCACAAGACAAGAGTTAGACTTATTAAATTCTAGTCTAGCAAATAGTTCAGAACTTATGGTTAGTAATGAAATACTAAGGTTAGAGAGGGAGAGGGCAAAGGTAGAGGCTACAATACTTAAACTAGAAGATGAAGGTGGAAAACTTGCGACAAGCCGATTACGCAATGTTCATAGGCCTAGATTAAGTCAAATAAATGATGAACTTGTAATACAACAAGACATTTTAGAAAACTATAAAGAGAGTGGAAGGTTTTTAAAAAGCGAGCTGAGTTTCCATAATGATATCCTTGGTTCAGAGAAAGGTTTAGCCCAAGAGACAGAGGCAATAAATAACCTATATGAATCTAGGTTAGGGACTATAGATGACACTGCTAATGATTATGTAGACATACTAGGTTCAGAGCAAGGATTATCTCAAGCAACAGCAGCATTAAACTCCGTTTATGAATCTAGGTTAGGAACTATAGACGATACTGCCAACACTTATGTAGATATACTAGGTTCCGCTGAAGGTCTGTTGGCAGCAGAGCAAGCGCTTAATGAGATATATGAGTCCAGACTGGGAACTATAGATGATACCGCTAATAACTATGTAGATATATTAGGCTCAGTAGAGGGTTTAGCTAAAGCTACAGATGCCCTTAATCAAATTGACGCCGATGCATTAAAAGCTGAAGAGGCAGCTAAACGTAAAGCCGAAAGAGAGCAAGAGTTAAAAGATAGAGAAAAGTTAAGACAGGCTATTAAGAAGCAGGATGATGAGGTTCAAAGATTAAAGAATACATCAGATCAATTAGCTGCCCCATTTGATACTTTCTTTATGACAATAGTAGATGGCACTACATCAGCTAAAGATGCCTTCAGATCTATGGCTGCTGACATCATACAACAGCTTTACAGAATACTTGTAGTTGAAAAATTAGTACAATCTATCTCAGGTGCTATACAGGGTTATATGGCTGGGCCAGTACAAGGGCCAAACTTACCTAGTGCAGATGGTGGTGGATATACAGGATCAGGACCAAGATCAGGTGGCTTAGACGGTAAGGGTGGCTTTATGGCTATGCTACACCCTAGAGAGACTGTCATAGACCACACTAAAGGTCAGGGTGCTGGAGGTACAGTAGTAAACCAAGTATTCAATATCTCAGCCAATACATCAGACGATACTAAGAGACTTATTACTCAGACAATAGCACAAGCCTCACCAGCTATCATCAATCAGTCCGTAGGTGCAGTTATGAACCAAAGACGTAGAGGTGGTGCAATGAAATCAGCATTTGGATAAATCATGGCTATAAGTTACCCTCTTAATACACCTACAACTATTGGCATAGAGAGTATTGAACTACGTGCTGTAAATGCTGTAGCTGTCTCTCAGTCTCCATTTACATATAAGCAACAGGTTATTTCCCATCAGGGGCAAATCTGGAGTGCCTCAGTCAGTATTCCCTCAGTGCGTAGGGATCTAGCTGCTGAATGGAAGGCTATGTTGGTAGCTCTTAAGGGGCCTGTAGGAACATTTCTACTAGGTGACCCTGATTATGCTACGCCTAGAGGTACAGTAAGTGGTACACCTACGTTGTCAGGTAATGCAGGAGATGCTACCCCAACTATAACCCTAACGGGCACACTTCTAGCTGGTGATTATATTCAGTTGGGTACAGGCTCTGCTGCTAGATTACATCAAGTTTTGGTTGATAGGGCTGCTGGCACTGATGTTGAACTGGAAGTTTGGCCCTCTCTTAGAAGTACATACTCAGGAGAAACCGTTATTTACAATAGTCCTAAAGGTGTATTCAGACTTGGACAGAGTACTACCTCTTGGTCTATAGATAACGCTAGTTTCTACGGCATATCTTTTGACGCTATAGAGGCTCTACAGTAAATGTCCAGAGTATTACCCACATCAGTAGTTGATGCCCTAGATGATGATGTAATCTATCCCTTCTTTGCTGTTGAACTGAACTTTGATGGTAGTGATGTATTACGTCTATGGACAGGTGTAGGCACTCTTAACGTACAAGGGGTTGACTGGACAGGTGCTGGTACTCTCTTAGGAATATCTTCTGTAGAAGAAACTACAGAGACTGCTGCAAGAGGTGCAGACATTACTATTACAGGCTTACCCTCTGAAGTATTAGCTCTGGCTCTCAGTACCCCATACCAAGGTAGAACCTGTAAAATATACTTTGGTCTATTTAAAGCTGCTAAGATAATAAAAGAAGATTCCTCTTTCTTACTATTAGAGGATGGATCAAAGATATACTTAGAAGATCTTAACTCTGGTTTCACTGAGATATTCTGTGGCTACATGGATCAGATGAATATTGCTGAAGGTGCTGACACAGGAACTATCCAAGTTAAGGTTGAGAACAAGTTGATTGACTTAGAGAGAGCTAGAGTGGCTAGGTACACTTCTGAATACCAAAGGTCTAGGAATATAGCTGGTGCAAGTACAGATGCAGGGTTTGATTTTGTAGCTAGTATGCAAGACCAGAAACTTGCTTGGGGTAGGAGTTCTGGAAGCTAATGGCTTTAGATATTGACTTTCGTAAGATTGACTTCTTAGACGAGAACTCTAATCTTAGTGCTGCTATTGCAGCGGCAGTTACTTTTGCTGTTGTATTTGTTGGAACAGGGGGTAATGTTGTCGCTGCGGGAACTGCCGCTGGAAAGGCTTATGCACTTACTCTTGGAACCTCCGCTTTAACTAAAGCCTTGGTGCCACAACCTGAGTTAAGAGGGGGTGACCAAGGCTATTTAATAACTCAAAGAGGCTCAACTATGCCTCATCAAATTATCTACGGTAAGACTAGAATAGCCAGCGGTGTAGTTTTCCAAGGTACTACAGACAACAATAAATACTTACACAGTGTGTTAGCTTTCGCTGGGCATGAAGTAGAAGAGTTTGAGACTATTTATTTTAATGATGAAGTTCTTACTCTGAGTGGTAATGACGTTACTGCCCCAGCTAAGTATGTTGGTAAGGTTAAGATAGTTAAGAAGCTAGGTACAACTACACAGTCTGCTGTTACATCTTCTGACTTAGGTGGCGTTTCTCCTCCTTCACAATGGACAACAGATTGTAAACTATTAGCTACAGCTTATCTTTACGTTATGTTAGAATTTGATGCTGATGCCTTTCCTAATAACGTTCCAGAAATTACAGCAGTAGTTAAAGGTAAGAAAGTATATGATCCTCGTACAAGTACTACAGCTTGGTCTGACAATCCAGCCTTATGCTTAAGGGATTACATTACATCAGGTAAAGGTGGAGACAACACAACTATCTATAACTATGGTATCAGTGAAGACATTGAGAGTGTAGACGATGACCTTGTTATCATAGCCGCTAATGTTTGTGATTACTTAAACTACCCTACTTTATCTGGCGGCACTAGGTTTTCCCTTAACGGGGCATTTACTACTAACACTACACCCTATGATGCTATTGGTAACCTATCTACAGCTATGAATGGTTTCTTGTGGTATGCTCAGGGTAAGTGGAGAATGAAGCCAGCTTACTATACAAGTCCAGTATTAGATCTTAATGAGGATGATCTTAGATCGGGTATATCAGTAACTACTAGACACTCACGCAGGGATAATTTCAATGTGGTCAAAGGTACATTCAGAGGCCCAGAGAGTGACTATCAGCCATCTGACTTCCCTCAAGTTCCTATTCTTAACTCAGCTACTTATAATGCACTACTAGCTGCTGATGGTGGTCAAGAGAGTGTGATTGATCTTCAATTACCTTTTACAGATAACACAACTGAGGCCAGACGTATAGCTCGCATAACACTTGAGCGTAACAGACAGCAACTTACTGTGCAAGCTACCTTTGGGATGAAAGCTTTTCAAGTACAAGTAGGTGACGTTATACGTCTTACCAATACTAGATTTGGCTGGTCTAATAAAGAGTTTGAAGTCATATCTTGGGACTTTGGCCTTCAAGAAGACTATGACATTTTAGTCAACATGACCCTAAGAGAAATCAGTGAGTCTGTCTTTGATGAAGTCTCCGATGGTGCAACATACGAAAGTGACAATACAACCTTACCATCACCATTTGATGTACCACCTGTAGCCGTAGCCCTCACTCAAGAGTACAGAGTTATCAACGAGCATGTAACTAACGTCCTTGTAGTCAATGTTTCAGCTACAGCCTTTGAACGTGTAGATTATGTCGAGGTAGAGTTTAAGAAGTCTACAGAGTCTACTTACAGTGTTTTAGGCACAGGTGACTTAGGTAGATTTGAGATTATAGATATTGAGACACCCTTAGCTGGTGCAACAGATACTATTGTCTACGATGTTAGAGCTAGAGCTATCAATGCTTTTGGTATCAAGGGTACATTTACTGACGCACAGAAGACTGTAGAAGCTGATACTACTGGCCCCTCTGCCCCATCTACATTTGACAAACAATTATCTGGTGGTACTTTATTCTTTAGCTGGACTGCCTCAACTGACTTTGATCTGTCGTACTACAAACTATGGCATAGCTCATCAACTACAGCTACATTTACTGATGGTTCAGCCCAAGTCATAATCAATAAGGTTGCTAGACCAGCGACATCTGTAGCCTACCCAGCTATCTCAGGGACATTCTTTATTGAGCCTTATGATAAGTCAGGTAACGAAGGTACTGTAGCCTCTGTTGTTGTCCTACCATCTGAACTACCTGAGTTAGGTACATCACAGACTGACACTGAGAACCCAAGTTTCGCTGGTAGTAAGACTAACGTAGCTGTAGCTACAGGCCCAGATCCTGATGAGTTAAGACTGTCTAGCTTTGCTACTGCACCCTCTACAGGTATATATGAGTTCACAGGATACTTAGACACAGGCTCAACTAGAACTGTAAGAGTATCAACTAACTTAACCTCTACTAGGCATCACGCTAATGCTTCTGGGGGATTAGTAAATTGGGATGACATACCTAACAATTGGGATACTTGGCCTAACAACTGGGATGATTGGTCAGATGAAGACCAGCCCTATGGTGACTTCAGTACAACTATTTATGTAGCTGCAACTAATGATGACCCTGCTGGTTCTCCTACTTGGGGATCTTGGGTTATAGCTGCTGGTGAACTCACAGGCAGAGCATTTAAATTCAAAGCTGAACTCGACAGTACCAGCAATAACGTATCACCAAGCATAAGCGTCTTGGAAGGGATAGTGGAATACTAATATGGCACAACACGACTACAACATAGCTAACCAAACAGCAGCTAATGCTAGAACCGACATTAACAACGTCCTATCAGCTATAGCTACAAACAACTCAGGAACTTCTGCACCTAGCACTACCTTCGCTAATCAATGGTGGTATGATACCGATGCCTTTATCTTGTATATAAGAGCAAATGGTAATGATGCTTGGATACCTGTAGCTTACCTAGATCAAACAAATGATAAGTTTCGTATTCTAGATGACACACAAGTAGTGAACACCTCTGGTACTCAGACTGGTTTACTAGGGGATCAAGCTACATCTACATGGGAAAC